ACCCTTCGGTATTAATGTGGTTTTTAGTGTAAGTCAGGGGCCCGTATTTGAGCGTGTAGCGCTAGAGCCTGGGAGGACGGTATTATCGTTTTTAATAGACCTGGCTAAGCAGCGGAATCTAGTTATCACTAGCGATGCGTCAGGCTCTTTAGTATTCGTACAGTCTATCGTAGAGGGTGTACCGGTAGCTAAGTTACGACAGGGTGCGTCGCCCGTAGTATCCGTAGCGCCGGTATTCGACCCACAGGGGTATTATAGCCACATTACGGGAATAGAGCCGGTAATAGTCGGGCTTAAAGGCTCGCAGCATACTGTTAAAAATACAAAGTTAGCGGGAGTACTGAGACCTCATACCTTTAAAGCCCCCGATACGATAGACTCAAACTTACCCGAGGCGGTATCCGCTAAGGTAGGTAGGATGTTTGGTCAGATGGCCTCTTATTCTGTATTTGTATCTACGTGGAGGGACCCTTCTGGTAAATTATGGGAGCCTAATACTATAGTGACATTACAGGCAAAAAATGTTATGATATACTTAGAATATGAATTCGTTATTAGGTCCGTAGAGTTTACGAGGGACAGCCTCACTAAAACAGCGGTACTTAATCTAGTAATACCTGGCGCATATAGCGGCGAGATACCGGAGAGATTACCATGGGAAGAGTAGCTAAAATACTGTCTTTTATTAGGTCGCTAAGTAACGGGGCTAAGGTAACGGACGTAAAGACAGATACCGGTGGCGGCGCTAATATAACAGCTCAGCATTTCGCTGACGCTGGAGACGACGCATTCCCACTCGAGACTGACTACGCGTTAACCGTGGACGTAAACGGTAGCGGTAATGAGGTAGTAGTCGGATATTTAGACCCTATTAATACACCAAAGGCGATAGAGGGGGATAAGCGTATCTTCGCGCGTAACGCTGGCACGGGAGTAGTTGTAGTAGAAGTGTGGCTTAAGAGCGATAGTTCAGCTATAATTAGCAATGAAAATGGTACGATAACATTACAAGCCGACGGAGAAGTTAATATTAACGGGGCTAGAATCACTACAGATGGCGACGTAATAACCGCTAGCGGAGTGAGTTTAGATAACCATCCACATAACCAGGGTACCGATAGCGACGGCGATACTCAACAGGCGACGAACGCGCCTACAGCGACGGAGTAGAAGATGGGGCAACAGGGCGACGTAACATTATTCCAGACTAATGACGACGGAGACATATCCGTAGTTAACGGTATAGTAGAGATGTCTGGTGGATTAGAGACAGCCGCGTATCTATCACTATTCGGTGGTAATGAAGACGACGCGGGGTTAACGGACGCTACTAAAACCTGGTGGGCTAACCTAGACGAGACAGACCAGGCCTTCTAATAAAGACCTAGCGTGGTTTATCGAACAGGGAATCGCGTCAGAGGTAACAGTCGCGGTGAGTATGCCCGGTCTTAATCGGGTTAAATTAACTGTGAATATAGACCAGAACGAACTAGAATTTATAGAAAACTGGAGGGCTAATTCATGAGTTTACAGACACCTACTACTAAAGATATATCCGACAACATAATAGCACAGCTGGAAGCGTCGCTTAATCAAACTATACCACTATTACCTAAGTCGTTTACGCGTGTCTTAGCGAAGGCTATGGCTGCGGTATTTGTATTACTATATAAGTATGGTGGTTTTATATTCCTCCAGATATTTGTACAGACGGCTAGTGACGTAGATACAGAAATTAACGGTAAAACAGTAAACCCCCTAATCGAGTGGGGTAGACTTATCGGAGTGGGGGACCCTACTCCAGCTACGAGCGCGGAGCTTCTAATAGATATCAATGTGGAAACACAGACGGGTGTACTAGCGTCAGGCTCTCAGTTAGTAAGTACTGACAATGGGGTAACGTATGTAACCCAGGCCGCGATAGCACTTAACGCCGCGGTAGTACAGGCCACTATCCTATCTGTATCTGACCAAGCGGACGGGGGTGGAGAGGGCGTTATAGGTAACTTAGAACCTGGCGCGATAGTTTCTTTCGCTAATCCGTTACCTAATGTATCACGTAACGCGACGGTAGATTCTCAGGTAGTAACTGGCGCGAATGGGGAAAGTACAGAAGCGTATAGACAGAGAGTTATAGACAAAAACCAAAAAAGACCACAGGGGGGCGCATACGCTGACTACGAGCAGTGGGGCGAAGAGGCAGCGGGTATTATAAACGTCTATCCTTATACGGGTTCCCCTGGAGAGGTTGACGTATATAGTGAGGCTACGGTAGCGTCGTCTGGTAGTGATGATGGTGTACCTACCACAGCACAGTTAGAAGCGGTATTAGACCTTATTAACTTTGATGAGAACGGGCTAGCTAGCCGTAGGAACGCCAACGCGTTCGTAAACTCTTACCCTATTACCCGTACAAGTTTCGACGTTACGGTGCAGGGGATAACGGGAGTATCGGATTTAGCCGCGGTCCAGACGAGTATAACTACTGCGGTAGAAGAATACTTCTTATCGGTTGAGCCTTACATACCGGGACTATCCGTACCCCCACGTAGAGACCAGTTAACTCGTACGAGGCTATCAGCTATCGTCGAGGATATTGTAACGGCCAATAATGGTACTTTTACGGCCGCCAATTTTATAGAGACTGGTGGTTCGGGTAGCCTAGCGATATATGTTTTAGGAGAGGGAGAGAAGGCCAAAGCTGATGACGTGAGTTTTACAGCATGACCGATTTATTCCTACGGATAATAACCCACCTACTACCTAACGCTCGAGCGTGGCGTATAACTATAGAGAAGACGTTACGCCAGTTCTTTGAGGGCCTAGCTGCGTCGACTTCGGTATTTAAAGAATACCTAGACCTAGTATGGTTAGATATATTCCCACAGACCACACGAGAATTAGACGCCTGGGAATTACAGTTCGGGCTCCTAAACTCAGGGTTAACGGAGCAGCAGCGCCGAGATAGACTAGACGCTACATGGAAAGCCTTCGGCGGACAGTCCCCGCGTTATATACAAGATACACTCCAGGCGGCGGGCTTCAATGTGTATGTACACGAATGGTGGGAGCCTATATCCGGTAGACCCGGAGGTGGCTCTATTAACGGAGATGTTACTCCAGTAGTACGCAATCCTTTTGATTACTTAAATGATGGAACAGGCGGGACTCCGTACACGATGTACGACGGGGACGCAGATTCTCAGGACGGGGATACCTCGTCACAAGACGGGGGAACTAATGAGCCCCTAGGGTACCCTTTAGTAAATAAAATTTTAACGTCTTCTACGGAGGTTATAGGCGACGGCTCGGCGAGTATGTCGGACGGAGCTTCCACCGCTCAGGATGGGGGTGGTATTATTTCGTATAATTTGGTACAATACGTAATACCGACAGACCCGACTAAATGGCCGTACTTTTTGTACATAGGTGGAGAAGTGTTCGCAGACCAAGCGTTCGTATCCCAATCAAGGCGAGATGAGTTCGAGGATTTATGTTTAAAAATATGTCCTACAGAGCAGTGGCTCGGAATATTGGTAACTTACAGTTAACAGGAGAACAAAATGGCTATTAGTTTAAAAGATAATGCAACTTTTGCGGGGCGCTTTACAGCAGCAGACACTAATTACCCTTATGGTAGTTCTAAAGATGAGACGAGCCCAGGAGCCGGAGACGGTACGCAATACCTAAAGATACGTTCGGATGATATATTCGGCTTCCAGCAGTCGCTACTAGACGAGGCGGGTATCGTACCTAGTGGTAACGCGGAGACGGCACCTATCTCACAGTATAAAGAAGCTATACGTACTATCACTAATATGCGTACGGTTACTCATAACATGGCATCGGACGCTAATTACACATTATCAGCTATCCAGAATACATTTAGATATGTGATTATAACGGATACGGGAGTGGCTTTATCGGCGACAAGGGATATTATCGTAGACGCCATGCAGAAGCATTTTATCGCTAAAAATGAAACGCTACAGACGCTTACATTCATTATCTCGGGAGTAGGTGTGGACGTACTAGCCGGGGATACGGTAGACCTGTATAACGACGGTACGGACATCATAGAGAATCTAGGGCAGTTATCAGGTAGCACGAATATAATTAGAAACTGGAATTTTGATATAAATGATAGAGAATATATAAGCGGTACACCAATAGCAGGGACAAATAAATACACACTTGATGGCTGGAGGGTTATAGGGTCAGGGCAGAGCCTCGCTTTTTCTAAGACAGCGGGTAAGGTCACGATAACCGCCCCGGCGGGTGGAGTCGAGCAGCCTATCGAGGGAGCATTACTCCAAAGTGGAAATTATAAAGTCTCCTGGGAAGGGACGGGGACGCTGACAGTTGATGGCACCCCGAGAACTAAAGGCGAGATATTCGCTATTACCGGTGGTACTAATGTATCGGTTAAATTATTTAACGGGACGGTAGCTAACTTTAGAATAGACAGTACTTTTGGGCCAGTTGATGATAGACTAATTTTATGTAAAAGATATTTACCGTACAGAAGTGAGACGGGGGGAACAGCTACAAGGCATGGTGTGGGTCAGGCTACTACAACAATAAACGCGAATATCGTAATACCGACACAGGTGGAAGCGAGAATAAACCCGGCCACTGTTACCTTTAATGGTAATCTTGTATTATTAAACGGCGCAAGTGCTATCGCCGTTACAAGTATGGCCACTACGGGGGGGACATCAAACAAAAAGGTAGTTAATATAAACTGTGCGGCGGTAGGGTTAACAGCCGGTGCGGTTTATATACTATCCAATAATGCAGATGCGACAGCATTTATAGAAATACCAACGGAGCTTTAAGATGATAAAAAATGTAAAATTATATAGCGAGGGTTATACTAAAACTAACGCAGATGGAAGTAAGACAAGCGCTGAAGGTTCTCATACTAAAGATAAAGAGGTAGTAGATTTCTTAGCTAGTGGGGGAACTATAGAGGACGCGTTTACCCCGGGCGAGCTAGACGAGCAAGCGATGGAGGCTAAATGGACTAGGATAGGCGAGTTCTGGGACGCCCTAACTGTGACTATAAATGGGAATAAGTACAAAGCGGACGAGGACGGGGCTAACTGTATGTCCCTTAAGCGCGACGCTCTAGCTGCGGACGCTACTACAACGTGGTACGAACCGTGGGGCTCATTCACTACTAATAAGGTGGACCTCCAGGACGCTATCGCAAAGGCGGACGCCGAGTTACAGACGTTTATCGACGAGACTATGGGTGCAGTATAATGGTAGTTATAGCCACACGTACAGACGACGCCTGGGGCCTAATAGAGGAAGCCGAGTTCATCTCTGCGGACGACCAGTTAAAAGAGATATTCTTAGAGTTCGGATGGGTTAAACCATACGACACGGCTAAGCCTCTTCCTCCTAAAGGTCTTAACGATTACGAGCCTGGAATGTCATACCCGGATGGTAGGTTTATCATATATAATAATTCATTACTGAAATCTAACTGCGTAACATCTATAGAGCTAGTACGTAGTGAGTGGGACGTTAAGATAAGTTTAAATTAACATTAGGGGTGCTATAATGTACTTAAATGGGCCCGGGAGATTACAGTGAATATGTCGGAAGAAATACACTCTATCAAGAGTAGCATTATAGACCTACAGAAGGCCATTAATGGTCTCGTACGTAAATTCGGTAATATATCCGTATTAGAGAACCAGCAAGAGAACGACCGGGGCGCGGTAGATAAACTGTCCGAAGAGGTAGACAAACTCGCGGAAGTTATTATTAGCCTTAATACTAATGTGGCTACCATGAACGGTATCGCTGCGGGTAAGCGAACTATGTGGGCTATCTTCGGTGGCCTCACGTGTTTAGCGGTAGTAGGTGTAGTTACTACTGTAATACTCCATAACTCCACGTTAGACGTCCACAGTTCAGAGCTTAAAGCGTTCGAAGCGAGAGTTAAAGCACTCGAGGCTAAGTAATGCTGAGCCTCGATTTTACGGTATATTTTTTATTTACTTTCCATACAATACTACTAGCCGTAAAAATGTGGGCTTTATACTACTTCGCTAAATTACTCGTATTCGAGGAAGCACCGGGAACTGGTAGAGTTATGATACTCTTAAAGCGCTTCGACGCGTTTATAATAATCTATACCTTTTTAATGGTCCTCTTCGAGGCTTACTATTTCGTTAACTTTTTTGTAGACATGGAGATGTACCTTTATGAGTACGCGTCTATGTTCGACCAAGTGTTTTTTACGTTTTTAGCCGTTCTATATCTTAAACGGGAGGGAAAATCACATGGGTAGTACTAGAAGTAACGCCGGTAAAGCCGCTAGTCGAAGAGCGAAAGGCAATAAAAAATAAGGAGATAATATGTTACCATTATTACCAATGTTAGCGGGGCTAGGAATAGACTTCGTTAAGGACTTAATAGCAGATAACGGAGAGGCCCTTGTAAAAGAGGGAATCAAAAAAGTTACGGGGATAGACCTTAATAAAACTAAGAAGCTGACTCCCGCGGACGTTGAGAAGATTAACACTTTTAAGCTAGAGCTAGAGCGTTTAGACTTTAAAAAGTTACAGCTAGAGCTAGATTCACGGAAAGAAGATAACCGCCACGGGGAGCACGCTGTTAATAAACAGGTAGAGGATTCTGCAAGCGCTAGAGCTATGTTCGCGCACGGTTCCGAATTGCAGACTAAAGTAGCTAACGACATTATGTCCCAGACGCAATGGCGCATCCCCCTGTGGATGTTACTAAATATCGGGCTATTAATCGCTGCGGAGAGTTTTAATATTAGCCCCACTGTG